CCCACGCAAGCCATGGTTTGACTCCCCTTAGTTGTGTCCTCTTTCTCGTAGTCTGTTAGTTTCGACCAGTCGATACGACTAGGCATCTTTCGTTTTGCTGCCTCGTACTCCACTTCTGAGCAATCCTGATAAGGTGCCTGTTGATATGTATGCTCAAACCTCGGCAAGAAAGAGACACCAGACATCTCATCAAAATGCTTGAAGACGAATGCACCGACTTCGTGCCACTCTTCCTCAAGTACATCGATAGTCACTGAAGGCTTATGACAGGTGAAGTGTCGCTGATACGTCAGCCACATCTCTAACTGTTCGATTGCAGTCATGTCGTGCCTAGTGACAGATCCTTGAGGGCTTTTCATTGGAAAACTAAAGACTGTCGTTTGGTCAGGCTTCATGACGCAAGGCTCGTTTGGAATTCCTTGGTCAATCATGAACTGAGTCAACGGATCCTTATTGTCGCCTCGAACTGTGCGGATGTAGTAGTCAGCGTATCGAGCGTGGATCCCCGACGCAGTGTCGCACAGTTGGCTTACAGTTCCTGACGGCTTCACGGCAGTTACTGCAGCCGCTCTATTGATGCCAAGTCTCTTCGCATAGTATTCATTTGTATCTACAGCGATCCTTCTGAACATATCGAGTCTGCTTGCTAGGTTTGGATGCTTGCCGTTTGTCAACGCACTGTCCATGATCCCAGTCATCGATACACCTAAGAGTGCCTCTTTCTCTGTCGTCTCTTTCCAGATCGGACGGAGGTAGGGGAAGTAGGTGAAGGATGCTTGGATTGTACCTAAGATCGAAGCCAAGCGAACCTTACGACAGATCGCGTCCATGGTGTCACCCTGACGAACACAAACCTCAGTCAAGTTGCAGAACTGGTGAGGAGCCAAGACGATCTCACTGCACGGATTGGTGCCGTACTGAACTTCTGGATCTCTCTTGCCATCGGCTAAACACCGATCCTGTGCAGCCTTACGATTAAAGATGCCACGTTCTCCAGATCCTGATGCAACTAGAGCATCCCATTCTGAGATGAACTGCTTGTGACTTGGTCTTCCTTGGTAGGCTACTGAGTTGTTGGCTAGAGCAAAGTGCGGATTGTCTGTCCACCACTCGCCACTTTTGGCTTCACGCATCTCAGTGTCACCTAAGTCTGAGAGGCTGATCATGGCTGACCTTCGGACCCCACCGACAACAACTACCTCACCAATCTTTGTCATTATACTGTGGACTTCGAGAGGCGTTAGGTTTCTTCCGGCTGCTTTCTGAAAAGTCACGATGGTATGATCGAACAGATCCACAAGTGGTTGTGGTCCAGACGCACGTCCACCGAATGTCTTCAGTCTGGAACCTGCAGGGCGAACTCGAGAGACATTGAACTTAGGGATCTTGCCTTCGAACAGTTGCTCGATCAGTTGTCTGTAAGCGTTGGCCCAACCTTCTTTTGAGTCAGCGACACTGATGATGTTACCGGACTCGTAAAGTGTATGTGGTATGCCTTGGAGTTTGTTAACGAACTGTTCTTCGACACTGAAGCCGACACCAGTTCCATTAAGTAGGATGTATAGAACCTCATCGAAGCATCGAGGATGATCGATAGGCGTGTATGAACAGTTGTAACCTGCAGTGTTGTCACGATCGAGTGCTTCACCTGCAGTCATGAGAGACCTCATGCTTGGCATGACATCTAGGTTAAGGATTGCTTCTTCGATCTCATTGCGGATCTTTGGCTTAACTTTATCTCCAACTACATTTGTCATGTAGCGATCCACTGTCTCTGCCCAAGTTTCCCTACGGCCTTCCTCCTCAATCCAACGAGCGTATCGTGAAGTGTGGATGAATGCCTGATAGTCCGTAGGTAGATAGTTATTCATTGATTTCTTTCCCTTCTAATTCGTTTATTCGCATTTCGATGTATCTTTTTGCTTTTTGTAGATCTTTGATCTCATCGTCTTTATGTCCGGCTCGACACACGTACTTGATGACGTTGCCTCTCCAGAACTCGAAGCGGTTGCGTTGGATGAATATGATCGGCTCGATTGGAAACTGAGCGTAATGATCTGGTGATTTAATTGGATCAGACATTTGGCGTGTATCCTCGCTGCTTGAGTATTCGTGCCACGTTTTGAATCCTAATCCCCACGATGTCCGCGATCGTTTGCCAAGAGTGTCCTTCTTTGTGGAGATTGACGAGACGAAGGCATCTCTCTTCTGTCTTAATGTCTCGAGGATATTCTCGAGCCTTCGACGGCTTGCCATAATAAACATTCTTTTCGTGCATCCATGAGTTGCGTTTGTGGCCTGTTACACGAGCCATTGTTTTACACTCAGCCTTGCAAGTGCGTTCGTATTCTTTCCAGTTGTCGAGGATGTATTGTTCCATCTTAGTCATGCTGCAGGTTCCCATAGAATTACCTCACCCTTCTCATCATCCCAGTCAGTGGAACGAAGGATCCGAGCAAGTCGCGCTTGAGTGAGCGCATAGTTAAAATCGAGTTTCTCTTTTTGATAAGCGTTGACGACGAGCCGCCAGTTAGGCGACATGCCCAGAACTTTCTCGGCAGTCTTTGGTCCGATCTTTGGGCAGCCGGAGTAACCGTCTGTCACGTCACCAGTCAAAGTCTGAGTAAAGAACTGTCTGTCTGCGTCTGCGAGAGAGATCTCAAGCCTCTCGTCGGTCTGTGGTCGGTAAAGGCGACACGGTATAGACTTCATGTCTTTATCGTCGGACACCACAATGGCTTTTGTCCCCTCGACCGACCCCATGATCCCCATCACGTCGTCCGCCTCGAGTTTATCGATTTGGATTGTTTGATAGTTCTCGTCGACCCAATCGATCATTGCTTTATAACCGATCGGCTTTCTGGTCTTCTTCCGACTCGCTTTGTAAGTAGGATCTACCGACTTCCGAAAGTTGTTGTGACCAGAAAAACAGATGAACATTTCTTCGGCTCTTAACTTCAGAGCAAAGAAGTCCATCATCTCATCGAAGGCTTTCTTGGCCTCCTTTAAATCTGTGGACAAACTCCATATGTCTTCGCCCCAGTCAGTCTCAGTCTCACATGAACTGAGGATCCTGTAGAGATAAAGGTCTCCATCAATTAGAAGGACTGTGTGGGGGAAGGATTTCTTTAAGGACTTCATCGACCTCTCCTTTTGTTTCCATACCGACGTCGGTGATGCACCATCGTGATCCCCAAGTGTCTGTATCTACTTTTGTGGTTATGAAGCCCTCACTCGCTGCGATCGCTACGTGCATTGCACTCTTACGAGCAAAGTCAGACTTTACTGTAAAAGGTGAACGCCATGATCGATCGAGAACGATGTAGAGGGCTACAAGATTGCTTACGTGGTCATCGACCTCAGTGCGTGTCAGACCAAGTTGATCCCACGGAATACTCTGCGGCGATGCTGATTTTAAGTCCGAGAGCAGTGCCTGACGCTTGCGCCATTCGTCTAGCGATATTACCGACATTGTGTGCTACCTCATTATTCCGGCAAGCGATCTGCATCTCGTCGTGGATCCAACCCATGATAAAAGCGTCGTCGCCGTGTTGTTTCTTGATTTCATCGTAGGTCATCATCACCCATTGCTTGGACACAATGGCACCGCATGATTGCAGAAGTTGTGAGAGACAGCGGTGTTCACTGCGTATCTGTAACTTCCGACCATCAATGGCTTTGATGTAACCTCTTCCGTAGGCTTTCTTCAGTCGCTTTTTCAATGTCGCAAAGGCAGGGACTGCCTTGTCATAGTTCTGCTTCAGTTTTCTTCCGAGTGCCGCTTTACCTCCGGCGATCTGTCCGATGAGACTGTCACCTGCGCCGTAGAGCGTTGCATATAACCACGTCTTGGCTTGGCTACGTGTCTCGAGTCCGGCTGCTTTCTGATTGTAGGTGTGGATGTCACCCTCGAGTATCTGCTTGGCATACTCACCGTTATCGTAAGGATACAAATAACTGGCGAGACAGCGCACTTCGATTCCCGAAAGATCCGTACCGCATAAGACCCATCCTTCCGGTGGACCAAAGAGGCTTCTGCACTCTTTGCCATACGGAGATCCGGCACTAGGAACTTGACCCAAGTTTGGAGATCGATGAGCCGCTCTCGATGATGTGCAAGCGTTGGACACAATAGTGTGTCTTAGTCTGCCATCGTCTGAGACCTTCTTCATCCACGATCCAGATCCTTCAGCCAACATGCCGATCCTCTTCTGTAACAAAAAGAACTCGCCCAGTTTCTTGGCTTCTGGGAAGGGTAGGGAGTTCAAGACCTTTTCGTCGATCTTGGCCTGTCCGCTCTCAGTGAAAGTCTTGGGTTTCCAGTTGTACTTATCTTGCAAGCACTTCTGGATATGCTGTCGAGATCCGGCGTTGAAGTAGACTGTCTTTTTCTTGACGAACAGTTCGTCCTTCTTGTAGCCGAGGGTCTTGTTGTCTCGCTTTGGATAGAAGTCTTCAGTCACTTCCCAAGGTGGAAAGAGATCCTTCAGACTGTCTTCGATCTCATGTCTTTTCTGACTGAGGTCGGCGTATAGTTCGGCAGCCGCTGAACCATCAAAAGTCCAACCATTGTTACCGATCTCTTTGCAGATCTCAGCCATCCGGTGTTCGAGGTAGATCGATTGTTCACTCGGATCTGTCTTCATGAGGTGGTGGTAGAGAGTATGAGTGACGTGAGTGTCTTGGACACAGTAAGTCATCATCTCATCTGAGAACTCTTCCCATCCACCCTCATAGTCATCCTTGAAGTTGTACAGTCGAAGTCCCCAAGCCTTCAGAGAGTGACTGCCCCACATTCGTTTTGGGAAGTCATCGATACTGAAGCCTCTCTCTGCATCCTCGGCAAACAACTCGTGCTTGATCAACCTAGATAGGACCAAGGTATCCGTAACCGTGCCTGACGGTTTGAAGTCGGGATATATGAGTTGAATTGCAGGGATATCGAAGTCGATGATATTGTGTCCAATGATCTCCTCGGCTTCTGCCAAGAGTTGAACACCCTCATCTATCTCGTCAGGACCAAACTGCCTGACGTCTTTGTTGTCTATGTCTCGCAACACAAGACAGTGGATCCTGTCCATGGTTGGAA